AGGAAGGTAAGGAGAGAGAGTACGTTATACAATGAATTATATGAGGTAATGGATTTACCAACAGATGATAATATATTTGATAGTCACAGGATGTTAGATATTATGGAGATGGAATGGACGGAAGTTAATTGGTTTAATAAAATTATTTTTGAGAAATATTTAACGATGGGTAGTTTAAAAAAAGTTTCCGTTGACACGACAATACCATTAAGTTCGGTGGCTCGTTATGTAAATGAAACTAAAACAACAATAAAACAAAATACATTTAAAAGATTTAACGATGAGTAGTACAGACGCAAGAAGATATAAAAGACAAAAAGAAAGAAACCTTAAAAAAGGAAAGGTAGAAGAAGATGTAACAATTCCAACTAAACAAGATGTAGAAGAATATATATTAAATAAGAAAAAAGAGAGTGAGCAAAAATATAAAAGTTTGGGAGGAAATGATTTTGATAATGTAGATGATTTTTTTATAAACCCTGTAACACCTAAAATGTATGAACGAAATAAATAGAAAAGGATGTGGTTGTGGCAAACCAAAACCAACACCTCCACCACCAATTAAAACTAATTAATATGAATAAAGAATTAAAAGAATTAATTGAAAGTAAAAAATCAGATGGTAAGAGAAAGAAAGGTTGTACATCTTGTAAGAAGAAGAAAGAACCAATTACATTACCTGAATTAATTGAAGAAGAAGAAATATATATACCAAATCAAAATGATATTGTTTTGGCGTATATTGAATTAGGTAATAGAGTTTTAGATAAAAGAGAATTTATAAATAAAGTATATAGTTCATTATTCAACGAAGATTTTAATTTTGGTTGTAGTTCTTGTGTTTCTGTACAATCAAGAAAATTAAAGAACCATATAACAGAAGTATTAAAAATACATATATAATGGGTAGTATACACACACGTAAAGAAGATATAATCGTACCAAGAGAAATTAAAGCGGACGACCCTGAATTTGACGTTATTGATGTTAAGAGAGCAGGAGTTGGTCCATCTTATGCAGGAGAACAATATGAAAGTAGGTTCCCTCGCGTATATGAGATGATGTTATATGAAAAGTTAGGTTATTTGGAAATGAGAGATTTGGGAGCAAAAGAATTTGGTATTAGTCCAAGACAAATGGAATATCAAATGAAGGAAGCAAAAATGAGATTAAAGTTAAGACACGAGGATAAGTCAGAAGAAATTATAGAACAACAACTTGCAAGGATGTTTGACTTACTACACAGATGTAGAAGAGATGGAAACAAAAAGGTTGAGAGAGAATTACTTTCAGACCTTAATAAATTATATGGTTTAGAGAACAGGAAACTTGATATTACAAGTAACGGTGAACCTATATCAATTAATATTAATATTGACTAATGGATGTAAACCTAACAAAAAAACAAGGACAATGTTGGAAGGTATTAATGGATGATTATACCAATGAAATACTATACGGTGGTTCGGCAGGGTCTGGTAAAAGTTGGTTAGGTTGTGTATGGATTGTAACCTTGTGTTTAAAATATGCTGGTATTAGATGTTTGATTGGTAGAACAGTTTTGTCTCAATTAAAGAATACCACATTGAATACATTGTTTGAAACATTAAAAGCAATGGGATTAACTAATAATCATTTTAAATTTAACGGACAAACAAATATTGTTAAGTTTCAAAATGGTTCAGAAATATTATTAAAGGACTTACAGTTCCAACCAAGTGATCCGAATTTTGACAGTTTAGGTGGATTAGAACTGACCGCTGTCTTCGTTGATGAAGCCGCACAAATATCACAACTTGCTTATAACATTCTTAAATCACGTATTCGTTTTAAAATATTAAAATATAAACTACCACCAAAAATATTCCTAACTTGTAATCCAGGTCAGGTGTGGTTGAAGAAAGAGTTTTATATTCCTTACAAACAAGGTCTATTACCTCTTAACAGAATGTTTATTCCCGCACTTCCACTAGATAATCCGCACCTTCCTCAATCTTACATTGAGATGTTAAAGACATTACCTGATGCACAACGACGTAGATTACTTGAAGGAGATTGGGATTATATGGATGAAGATGATAGTTTGTTTACGTTTGATAAAGTAACCAATTCAGTTTTATATCTTTCACCTAACCCTAACAATAAAAAGTATATGTCAGTGGACGTTGCTCGTTTTGGTATGGATAGGTCCGTAGTGATGATTTGGGTGGGTATGGTTCTCGTAGAACACTTCGTCTATACCAAACTATCAACCGTAGAATTAACCGACGAAATTAGGGGTTTAATTGACAAGCACAATATACCAATGAATAACGTAGTGGTGGATAGTGACGGCGTTGGTGGAGGTGTAGCTGACAATCTTAAAGGGTGTGTAAATTTTGTAAACAATAGTAGTCCATTACATAACCAAAATTTTAGTAATTTGAAAAGTCAGTGTTACGTTAAATTATCTGAAATGTTTAAAGAGAATAAGATTAGTTTAAATATCTTGGACCCATCGGTCATTGATGAGATTACACAAGAATTACTGGCAATTAAACTAAAGAATATAGATAAGGATGGTAAGGTTTCAGTACAATCTAAAGATGAAATGAAAAAGTTATTAGGAAAATCACCTGACTTATCTGATGCTTTAATGATGAGATTGTATTTTGAATTAAGGAATTTAAAATCAACGGGTAAATATTCTGTTGCTTTTATAGGAGGAAATAATTATTATTAATATATGGAAATAAAATTAGAACAAGATAGTTGGGAATTACCTAACTATATGACGATTGAACATTATGTAAAGATATTTAAAACAAAAGATTTATTTACAGAACAGTATTACGCAGCTAAACTGATAAACCTTATAACTGACGCACCATTAGAAAATCTATTGAAGGCTGATTATGAGGAGATAAATTACGTAGCCGCTTACATATTATCTTTAATCCCAATGGATAAGAAACCCAAGTTTGTGGATAGGTTTGAATTGGATGGAATACATTATGGGTTCTTCCCAAATTGGAGGGATTTATCGTTTGCTGAATTTGTGGATATGGACACCATATCAACCAAACCAGTTAATGATTTATTAGATTTATTACACGTACTTTCAGCAATTATGTACCGACCGATTGAGCACGAAATAACCGAACATAACTTTATCATTGAAGAATATGATTTGGAGAAGATGAAAAAACGAGCTGAATTATTTAAGAAGAAGCTTGATGTGAGGTATGTGCTTGGAGCACAAACTTTTTTTATCAACTTCGCAAAGAGATATTCTCTTTATTCCCAGGCATCTTTGATCCAGACGATGTCAAGATGGCAGAAAATAAAGATTATGTGGAAGCTCAAGAGGCGGATTTGGGCAACAGCTTTCAAAAGGTCTACGGGTGGTTCCTTGTCGTCAATAGAATTGCTGGAAACGATTATACAAAACACGACCAAATCTACAAAAAAAACATAAACGAGGTTCTAAATCAATTATCATTCCTTATAGATTATGATAAAGAACAGATGAGATTACAGAAAAAGGCGATGAATGGTTAAAGTTCAGCGTATGTTTCTGTAATTTATATATTTATTATTAAGGATATGATGAACTATAAACAACTTTTAACGTATTGGAGCAGTATTGCTTACCACCACGAACAGATTAAATCTTTTGGATTTGGGGATATTACCCAATGTACCAACGATTTAACTACCAAACAGGAACCACAATACACTCGTATGTATATAGTTCCCGAAGAAGTTGAATTTAGTGAAAATCAAATACATTATAATTTTAATGTGATTATAATGGATAAAATTGAAGATGACTTAAGTAACCAACCTGAAGTTATGTCTGACACCCTTGCTATTGTAATGGATGTTTGGACGGTATTCTGGCAGTCATATACAGAAGCACAAGGTAATTTCTCACAAATTATAGTGGGAGATTGGGACCCTGAAGTAACTCCTTTTTTAGAACGATTTGAAACATTACTCGGTGGATGGACATTGAAAATTAGAATGTCAGCACCATTTGATTACTCAAGTTGTGGTCTCCCTATAGACGATAATTTTACATTCCCTCAAGACCAATCATATAGTTCATATAGACAAATTCTAAAAGATTGGGAAGATTTTGCTCTTGTTCACGAACAGATTAATAGTTATGGATTTGGTGATGAACACCAATTAACAAATAATGTTGAGACAAATGTTGAACCATTATATCCAAGAATTTATTTTGTCCCTGAAAAAGTAAAATTAAATTCCAATCATATGCACATTAATTGGCACGTAATTATATGTGATAAGGTTGAAGATGACTTAAGTAATCAACAAGATGTTTTATCAGATTGTTTGGAGATAGCAAAAGATTTTTATTCTAAAGCGTATTTATCTGATTATGATTTAGAGTGGGGAGCAATCTTAAATCCTTGGTTGGAAGAAACGGAAACAATACTTGCTGGTTGGACATTAACAATATCCGTTCAACAGAAGTTTGATTATAATAGATGTGTATTACCAATAACAACATTCTCAACTGGTATAACGTGGGAAGAATTAGAAAGATTATGGAAGAATGTTAATCAAGAATGGGATAGTGTTAAAAAAACAAATTAAAAAATATTAAAAATGGGTCAATTAAATAATTTATACGTTAGTAGTTCCTTTCAAGGATTATTAAAATTAACAAATAGTACACAGGGATTAACTAATACGTTACAAACGGTACAAGGTGGTGATGGTTCTAATAGTCCATTACAAATGAGTTTGACTGATGTTAATATATCAGGTTCATTTTTTATTAACAATGTTCCTATTACAAACGGAACAAACGGAACATCAGGAACGAGTGGAGCAGCAGGTAGTTCAGGTTCAAGTGGAACAAGTGGAGCGTCAGGTAGTTCAGGTTCAACAGGTAGCGGTGGAACAAGTGGAACAAGTGGAACAAGTGGAGATAGTTTATTCGCACTAACAGGTTCAGTATGGAACACAACAAATAATGTAGGTA